CAGGTTCTGTTACGATTGTTTCATTTATTTGTTCTGTATCGATTGTTTCATTAATTTGTTCTGTTACGATTGTTTCATTAACATTAATTTGTTCTGTCACCATTGTTTCATTAATTTGTTCTGTTACGATTGTTTCATTAATTTGTTGAATTATGATTTCTTCAAAAATATTTTGATTAAAAATTTGTTTATTTAAAATATTTTCTAAATATTCAGTAAAATTATATTTTTGAATAAATTCTTTCCATTCTTCTAATAATTTATTATAATTTATTTCAACATTTTTATTATAAATACTACTTCTATAAATTGTATTATTAAATTTATTACATTTATTAAGTAAATGTTTTGTAACTTTGTTGATATTATTTATAATAAATTCATCAATTAATTTTTTAAATGTATTATATAATTCATTTTCAACTAATAATTGATATTGTTTTATTAAATAATTTTGAATTACATTATATTCGACAATTTCATTATAACTAACTTTGATATCATCCACAGAATTAATACCTGGTTCGCATTTCATTGGATTATCAACAAATAAACTTTTGATACTTATAATAACATTTTTTAAATTATAACAAGGTGTCCATTCAGGTCCTGTAAATGTTCCTAAAATACTTAAACAAATTTTTCCATTAGTATATAAATTTGGATGAATTCGTTTGTCACACATTGAATGAAATTTACAATAAATTGGGACAAAAGGATATTGTTCACGATATTTTGAATGTATGATAAAAAAACCATATTGATAAGGTGTATTTTCATTACCTAAAATAACACTTATTGGTTGATATATATCATTTGTATTATGTGTTATTTGAATACCATAATTTTTTAAAAAATCATATTGATTACATATATCTTTTATTTCAAATAAAATTCTTTTATTTCTATTAATCATTATGTTATATATTAAAAAATATTACAAAAAAATTTATAAGTTATTATATTAAATATATAATAAAAAATGGATAGAGAATTATTTGAACAAATGTTTTCAAAAATGGAAATACCAATTTTTGAACAAGAAAAGGTATTAGACATTTATAGTCCTATTGAAGAAAGAATTACTATTGTAATAGTATGTAATGATTTTTATTTAAAAATCTTATTAGATAAAGAAATAATTGTTCCAAAAGATAAACAAGAATTTGATAATTTGATGTCTGAAAAATTACAAGTTCAAAGTTTATTGAATTTAGAATACACATTTATGAATATATATAGATGTAATGTAATTTTAACTAAAACAATTCCAATTAAACCTGATGTTAAATTAATATACAATTCAATGAGAGAAACAAATCCAAATGAAATATATCGTATTTATAAATATATATATATAATTAGTGATGAAGAATTAGGATATCAAGAATTAATCCAAAGTAGTTTTTATTTAGGATTAGGACATCAAGTGATATTAATTATAGATAAATTACATCAAAGTAAATTATTTTTTGGAATAGATGAATTAAAAGAAATTCGTAAATATCCAAAAGAACATTTACGAAGTAAAAAAGATTATTATGGAAGTTTAGATAATTTTTTATCAAGTATTCGCAAATATGGTTTAGAAAATATATTTCGTTTAAGACCAATATATGAAGAACAATTAGAAAATGTTGATGACAAACAAAAAGTGATTGAAATATTGGATACTTATATCTCACAATTAAGTTATCAATTTATGTCTTTTCCAACTTTTAATCAAAAAAGAATTGACTTTGACGCACCATATTGCACAATATCAAATTTAGAAAATAATTTAATGCCAATTAGTTCAATATGTCGTTTTACAATGAAACCTTTACTAAAATTTGCATTTTATTTTGGATATATATTAAGGTTTTCAATTATTTTATATAATCGTGAAAGAAGTTTAGTAGGTAAGTTAGAAGAATTAAATATGTCAAATATATCAACAAATGAATTAATTGATACTTTAGAAATAGAACCTGATCCGAGTGATCGTAATCGTTTTGTAAATAATATTTCTAAAATAAATGTAAATGAAACAATGAAACCTAAACAAGTTGATTTAATTAAAACTAAATTTACAGATATATTACATAAATTAAATAAATATTTTGATTACTTAAAAAAAATAGAATATTTAGAAGTTTATGATCAAATTGATGAAGATGAATATGAAAAAATATTTGGTGTAAAAGTATTTTGTAAATTAGATTTTAATTTTGATACAATAGAAGATTATGATATAACTAAATTTAATTTTTTACATTATTTTATTACAAGAAAATTTAATAATCCATTATTAAATAAACAAGAACTAGAATTTGTTAAAACTGAAACTAATTCAAGTAATGTAGATTATGAATATGATATTTCAAGACAAATATCACAATACATACAACAAATATTTAATGAAAATCCTGAAATGAAAGTTCGTTTATTAGAATTATATCAAAGAACAGAAGAAGATATAAATGGATATTTATATGAAAAATATGCAATTAATGTTCGTTTAAAAAATTTGTATAAATTTATATTAGGAGAAGAAGTAGTGATAGAGACACAAATTACAAGTGAAATTCGTGAATTAAATGAAGAAGCGAAAACTGAAAAAAAATTAGATTATGTAGTTTATAAAGATATTGATATTAGAGAAGATAAATTAAAAATATATAAAATTTATGATTTAAATGAGACACCAGAAAAAATAGTTCTAAAATTTTTAGCAGAAAGAAAAAGAAAAAATGATGAATTAAAAGATAAAATCGCATCAGACCCTATTTATAGAAGAACTTTTTTAAGAGAAAACAGGATAAATCAATTAAGAAGTAATTTCCCACAATTTACTGAGAAACAATTACTAAAAATGTATGAAGAAGAAAGAGAAGAAAAAAAATTATTTAATGAACAAGAAAAAATAGAAAAGAAAAAAAATAAAAAACAAAGAAGTAAATTAGTTTATTTAAATAAAATTAATAAACTAATATTAAACCAACAAATACCATATTTACGATTAACAAATTATTTTATATTAAATATTAATAATAATCGTTATCAAATATATGTATCAACTGTTCCAGATACTTCTGAAATGTCATTATTATTAAATAAATTTTCAACTCGAGTGAGAATAAAGATGAATTTCAGTGGTAGATTACCACCAAGTGAAAAAAGATTAGGAACAAAATTATTAAAAGATATAAAAGGTAATTATTATTATATTAAAAAAATTTATTTTGTAAAAGAATTACCTTTGGCTCAAAATGTTGTTGAAATTCCATTTAATATTCAAGAATATAAGATGGATGAAAATGAAAAAATAATGAAACATATACCAAGATTACAAAAAACAATAGAAATACAAAAATTTAGACAGATTTTTTATGAAAAAATTAAAAATGAATATTATCAAATTTCAATGCCTATTGAAGTTGAATTTAGTGAAAAAAAAGAAACATTTTATTTTTCAACATTCAAGTCTAAATTAAAGAAAGAAACTGATATAGAATTTGAAGTAAGTCAAAGATTTATAACAGATTATATAAAACCAAGAGGATTACAATTATTATTTAAACCTGAAAAAGTATATATAGCGAATAAACCAAGTGCCAGTGATGCAATTTTATATATTGATCGAGAAAGTCATCCAAAAGATACATTAGATACAGCTTTAATAAAAACAATTAAAAATACATTAATTGATAATATGAAAATTAGTGAAAGAGATATTTTAAGTGTTACTTTAAATATTGATTTAGTAAATAGTCAAATAAAAATAAAAAAAAATGAAGAGGAAGATGTAATTGATTTGGAAATATATGAAAATAATGAAGAAGAAGAAGTTCAATCAATAAATAAAATTAAACAAATATCATATGAGGAATTTGATACAAAGATAGAAAGGTCGTTAACAATTTGTCAAGGGTTTTATCAATTTATTAGTTTAACATATTTAATGGAATTATTTGAAAATTTAAATACAGGTAGACGATTTATAAAGAATATGGGTGATATAAATAATATTAATATATCAGATTCACAATTAGATAGAAAAAATTGGAGAAATATATTATTACCTGAATTGATTACAAATTAAAATAAAATAAAAATTCGCAGGATTTTTATTTTATTTTACTTTAATTAATTAATTAATTAATAATTAATCAAAAAAAAATATTTATAAATATATATATTAAAAAATAAATGATAGGTATTGAAACTAATCCCAGAGAAATTTTATCTAAATTATTAAAATATATTTTAGAAGGTCTTGCTGTCGCTATTGCTGCATATTGGATCCCTCAATTCTCAAGTGGTAAAAGAATGAATAATGAATATGTTTTAACTATTGCCATCACTGCCGCTTGTATGTTAGCAGTTCTCGATGTATTTGCTCCCACAATTGGTCGCTCATTTAGATTAGGTTCAGGTTTCGGTATCGGTTCTAAATTAGTTGCCTTCCCCACTACTTCATCTGTCTTACCTTCTTGAAAAAATAAATAATTTTTATTCTATTTTATAAAGATTTTTATATTCCTTTAGTAATTTTTTAATATTTTTATTTACATTTTCTCTATTTTTCCAATATTTATACAAATAATACATTGATACAATAAAACCAATGTATGTAAATATTTTTCCTAAAAAGAAATAAATAATTATTAATGATACTAATATTATTAATAATAGATATTGTGGATTTTCATTCAAATTAAAGTCATTTATTAATTTAATTATATTTTCGTAAATTAAATCAAGATCCATTTATATATATATTAAGATATATTATTACGAGTTTTTAACGTTAATGGATTAATTTTTTCCTTTATTTCAATTCCATTTGTATATGTGTTGTAATTAATATTAGGTTTAATGGGATATTCTAAAACACTTTGTGATTTAGAATTTAATAGTTCTTCTTTTTCAATTGATTTATAATTATTAACATTTTTCGTTTCATTATTTGGTTTTAATTTTTTTAACAAATTTGTTATCATATATAATATAATATATAATAAAATAATTTATTTTTTATTAATAATATTATTAATATTTTGATAGAAATCAATTACATATTGATTATGATCTAATTCTCCATTAGAAATTTTATCTAAATCTTTTTCCATATTTCTCGTATATTCAATATTCATAAATGATTTATCAAAATTATCTTTTAAATAATTTATATAAGATTCACATTTATCTTGATTAATATATTCATATTGATTATTAAACATATTCATACTTAATATTTTTTCAACAATATAGGCATATGTGCTAGGTCTTCCTATTTCTTCATCTTCCATTTTTTTAATTAAACTACTTTGATTATATTTTGGTGGTGGTTGTGTTTGATATTCTTTAACTTCAACATTTAATAATTTTGTAATTGAATTATTATTCATTAATGGTTGATATTTCTTTTCAGTAATAAGATTAGGTTCTAAAATACGATAACCTAAACTTTTAATTCCCTTTGTAGTATTCATAAATTCTAATTCAATGTTATCAATTACACATTTACAAATTTCATTAATAATCCAATCAATACCATTTGACATTTGTGACATAATTGTTCTTTTCCAAATTAATTCATATAATTTTTGACATTCTTCATTATCTATTTTAATTAACTTATTACCTGTGTAAATATTTGTTGGACGAATACATTCGTGTGCTTCTTGTGAATTTTGTTTATTTTTGTAATTTCTTTTATAAGAAAATTCACTTCCAAATTCTTTAATAATATAATTTTTAATAATATTTTGTTCTTTTTCATTTATAAAATAACTATCTGTTCGATGATATGTTATATATCCATTTTCAAATAATATTTGTAATAATAACATTGTTTTTTTTACATTCCATCTATAAATTGTATAACATTCTCGTTGAATAGTGCTTGTAATAAATGGTTGTTTTGGATATATATTTTCATCTTTTTCTTCAATTATATAAGTAAAATCTTTATGAAATGATTTTTCAATTAAATTCATAAAATATAATTTTTTTTCATTATCAATAGGTGTTGTAGATTTTAATTTGAATAATTTATTTGTGTTATGAAAATTTCCATAAATATGATAATAAGTATCAGGAACAAAATATTCTATTTCTAAATTTCGTTCCATTATTAATTGTATTACAATACTTTGAACTCTTCCTGCTGATGGAACATTACAATGTTTCTGAACTAATGGACTAACTAACCATCCAACAATTCTATCAATAAATCTTCTTGATAATTGTGCGTTTACTAAATTCATATTAATAAATGAACGATTTTTAATTGCATTTAAAATTTCATCTTTTGTAATACTTTGATATTTTACACGATAATATTGATGTTTATTAAAACCTAATGTATCTATTAAATGCCAAGCAATTGCTTCACCTTCTCTATCAGGGTCAGTTGCTAAATAAAAAATACTTTTATTTATTTTTTTAAAATAATTAATTTTAGAACAGAAAAAGTTTTTTTTATTGTATTCAAATATTCCATTAACAGATTTATTACTGGCAACAATATCAAAATTTATTCCTAAATTATATTTAGAATTCGTTGTTAAATCTCTAAAATGTCCCATTGTCGCATAAATTTCAAATTTAGAATTTAATTCATCACTACATTCATAAAGAATTTGTTTAATTTTCTTAATTTTGTTTGGCGATTCAACAATGAAATAAATTTTGTTCATTTTTAAAAAAATTAAATTTATTTTTTTAATAATCATTAATAATTAAAATCATTTTAATTA